AGCATCCGATGGCTCTCCAGCATCGACTCCTTTCCACATAGATACTAGTAGTAACGTAGGTATTGGCACTACTAGTCCATCACAAATATTAGAAGTTCATGATGCTAGTTCAACAACGACATCTAATGATGGTGGTGTTGGCATAGTCATAAAAAACACAAATAGCACTGATAACAATCAAGGATCATTAGAATTTCAAAATTCTGCTGGTACAAAAACAGCCTCAATAATATCTACTTTTACTGACCATAGTAGTAATGAGGGGCAATTAAGTTTTTGCACTGGCCCTGGTGGCGGCGCATTTGCAGAAGCTATGCGCATAGACGCAAATGGAAGGGTAGGCATTGGTACTGATAGTCCAGAGAATAAACTTCATTTAGTAGATACTTCTAATCCTGGTAATACTTCTGGGAGTATTATTATAGAAGGTAGAAGAGATGGTACTGCTAATCTACTAACTTTACGTGCCAAAGACGCATCAGCTCCAACATTAGCCCTCCCTAACGGACAAGGTTCAGTACTGAGATGGCAAGGATTTGACGGTACTGATTTTGAAAATATGGGATATATTTTAGTAAGTGCAGATGGTCAAGCGGTAGCCAATGGTGATGCACCTAGTTTTATGGCGTTCGGAACTAGTGGAGATGGCTCAAGCAGTCCAACCGAACGTATGCGCATAGACTCAAGTGGCAAGGTATTAGTGGGTAAGACTACTGATGGTATAGCCGTAGAAGGTGTAGAATTTAATACGGCAAGTCACTTCACCAACTTCACAAGGCAAAGAAATTCAGCAGGTGGAACAATAGCACAATTCAACAGAACTGGCTCATTTGATGGGTCGGTTATGTCATTTATGAGAAGTGGAAGTGAGGTTGGAAGCATATCTGTTACAAGTTCAGCAACGGCATTTAACACATCATCTGATTATAGGTTGAAAGAAAACGTCATATCATTATCATCTGCACTTGATACGGTATCAAAAATAAAACCAAGTACATTCACTTTTATAGATACACCAAATCAGAGTGTTGATGGATTCATTGCACATGAACTTGCAGAAGTCGTACCTTATGCAGTCAGTGGTGAGAAAGATGGAATTGATGAAAATGGCGAACCAATATATCAAGGTGTTGACCATAGCAAGTTAGTTCCTTTACTAGTAGGAGCAATACAAGAACTTAAAGCAGAAATTGAACAACTAAAAAACAAATAAAATTATGAATTGGAAAATAAATACATTAGAATATACCAACGATAAAGACAAAGGTGTTGTTACAGCCCATTGGGATTGTGGCAAAACTGATGGTGACTACTCAGGCAGGTGCTATGGGGCAGAATCTTTTGCTCCAGACCCATCATCTAAGGATTACATAGCCTATGCAGACTTAACTGAGGAAACAGTGCTTGGTTGGATATATGCAAAAATTGACAAAGATGCTGTAGAGGCAAGTGTTCAGGCACAGATTGATGGACAAAAAAACCCAAAAACACTCAAGGGATTCCCTTGGTAACAACAATAATTTAAGCGAGTAAAATTATGACAGCAGAGGAAAGACTAGAAGAATTGAAAAAGTTTGAATCACAACTTGTGATGCAACTACACGAAACCCAACACCTTATTAAAGGTTATCAAAACGCACTACAAAATGATAATGAAACAAAGACTGACCAAGAGTCAGGAGACAAAGCTGAGTAGACACTCAGTTCATCACACAAAAGCACACATGGACTTTATGCGCAGAAGAATGCTCATGGGCGATTCCTTTGCTGAAGCCCATAGAAAAGCACAACAAAAAATAGGTAAATAATATTATGCACTATAGTTCATATGGTGGTGGAGACACCAAAGATAAAAAGAAGAAGAAAAAGAAAGGAACGATGGGAGCCAAAAACGGCAGAGTGGTTGCTAGAAACATGAAGAAAACTGGTCGCAGCAAGAAGGGCTAATTTATACCTATCTTTGGAAAGTTTTCATAATAAGGATCATCTCCCTTTTTTCTGATTGCATCCATATATCCATCTATGTATCCCTTTTTGAATGAGTCAGAAATCTCTTTTTCTGATGCTTTTATATTTTTGGATAGACCAAAAGCAAAGCCGATAAAGCTCATTGTTGACGAAAATAGTAAAACGCTTATAAGTTCCATGATATTTAATTAATTTGTTGAACCATCTCTAAAAACTCTTCCATATTTAGCTTCTTACGCCTTATGTTGGGCATATCCATGTCTTTATATGCCTTTACTGTATCGTGTGCTATACGGTCATTTTCGTGCCAATTATGAGACCTTTTGTTTACTAGGTGCATAATTGTGGTGTGATTCTTACGATTTATGACATTTCCTATATATTCGTAGGTTTTACCAAGTTCTCTAAGTGCCAAAGCACAACATTGTCTAGCATCTACCAAATTTGATTTTCTACTGCGGCTTCTTAACTCATTATGTGTTAAATGAAACTGACAACAGATAGAATTTACAACGTAATGTTCAATCATTTTGTTCTCATTAGTTATTGTGTTAGTAAAAAACACCCCCCACTAAAACATTTCACAGCACTGGGGGGCTGATGCTCGCATTGTAAAATGTGAATGACCTAATCTATACAATTATCAATAAAGATTCAATGATACTTACTTTTTTTATCAGTATTATCAATCTTTGATATTCTTATTGGCTTTACTGTTCTTACTTGTATGTTAGGATCAGTTCTATTATCTACGATGACTGTCTTTATTTTCTTTCGCCTTTGTATTGCCATTTTCCATCCTCATCTACTTCAAATTCGTGGTATCTGTCCCCTTTATGGTCGCAGTGTATAAATTTTTGATCTGGATAATAACAAATCCTTTTATAATCTGATGCTCTAAGTTCTTCTAAAAGAAGATCCATGTTGGCACAGGTATAGTCTACAGCCCCTAGACCAGTAAAGGTATGCTCGCTAGTTCCAGTCCTACCATGAGAAAGTTCCCAGTCTTTAGACCTGTAGCCACTGTTTTCAGACACTTGTATAGATTGACCTATCTTGTGTCGTATAGGGTTAATTATGGGCTTATGGTAACGCTCTATCTTGTCAACTACGTGAATAGGAACATCACTCATGACTCTATCAACAAGAAATTCTTTAATACTAAAATAATCGTAGTACATACTATTTTGATTAGTTAAATAGTAAAATCTAGCTACTTACAATGATAATATCAATACCAATAAAAAACCCCACTGTAATAGTGGGGCTTCCCTTTAACTAAAAATATAACATTTCTTAAAAATGTATCATTGCATTCAATATAATAAAACTACATAAATAAAAAAACCCCACTAATTAGGTGGGGTTTGCAATGAGTTCAAAACATAAATATAATTCACATCTCATGAATAGATCAAGTTTAGGTGTACAGCCTAAACCATTGATAATATAGTAAGAATATATGAATAAAAAAAGGGGGACACTACTCCCCCCCTTCATAAAATATCATCAAACCAAATTATTCAAGAATAAATTATGTGTTTGATTTTTTCATTCAGGATTATCCTGAAAAAGGATAGGAGCTGTCACACCCACTATCCATAGTGAGAACTAATGAAAATGCTGCTTTTTATATAAGTCTTTCGTATATCAACCTAGCAATTTCATCGCCCTGAGTTCAGAAGGGTAACGCCTCCTCTTTTACTTTAGATGGAGTGCTTTCCTCTCTATCTGCTAGGGCTACTTCACCATCTGTAAATACGACTCGACCATTTCCGAGCCAAACTTTTTCTTGTCCTGCCTCTCTTTCTTCTTTGGACATACTCATAGCAATACTTGCGTTATTGCCGAACCTAGTTTCATCGTTAATGAACACGGTAACATTGGCGTATGTGCCTTTTTTACCTTTGATTAACGATTCTTTTGGGATTTTTGTTACGTCTATAGACGCATTAATTATTGTCGCCATTTTTCTTGTTTTTGTATTAAATGTTACTGTATGAGAATATATGAGACCTCCTGAGAAAAATCAAATCTTTGACTTAACCACTTCTAACCCCATATCGCCATTGTGAACCATATGAAGATAGTTGTGAGACAGTTGACCTCTTCTTGTTTTTACTAGCTTTACAAAGACTGATTGATAGTCGTGAGTTTCTCCATCTTTCAGTCCTTTTACGGCTAGATAGCCCTCATGATCCCTTGTGACCAGACCTTGTATCATATTAGGCCTGAACACTGATGTCATGCAGTGAGCTACGTTCTTTATAGCCTGCGCCCATTGTGCGTCTTTGTATTTAGGTACAAGTTGCCAGCCACTACGATTCATTCCATTTATGGTAACTTGACTAGGTACAATAACTAGAACATTGAGTTGCTTGGCTATGTCTTTCATAATTCTTGTGACATGCTGAATCTCAAGTGTCCTGCTATCAAACCTTCCTTGAGCATATACTTCTTGGATATAGTCTATGACCACAAAGTCAAGACCATAATCCATCTTGTTGAGCCTGCACAAACGCTTTATTTCGTCAATGTCATCTACTGAGTCTATGATCCTGACGTTATCAGCATCATATCCAGCCATCAGTCCGAGTTGTTTGGCAGTGTTCACGTCATAGTCTTCCATCTGAAACCATAGTCCTTGATAGCCCTTTTGAGCAAGTTTACTAGCTACAAATGTAGCCCATTGGGTTTTACCATGACCAGAGTCGGCTAGTATGATGTTTATGTCACCTCTATGTAAACCTACGTCACTATATAGTGCCTCATCAAGTTTATATACGTCTGTGACTAGCTTTTCTTTTTTAGGCTCATTGGTTTCTCGATCAAGTATCTCAGATGGAGTCAAAGCAATTTTCTGCGAGGTGTCATCTACTGTCTGATTGAGTTTGTCAATCTCCATAAGTAGATCATCCATTGTCGTGGTTGGGCTATGTGCTATGTCATTTATATGTTTGATAGCATAACGCAACCTGCCTTTGTCGGTAGTATCTTTCAGGGTTTTTAGATATGCCCTCACCTCTTGCTCTGAAGCCACGTGCATCATCATGAGTTCATAAAACTCATCAACCTTCATGCCCTCCATCTTTGCAACGAGGGTATCCTCATTGAACACAACATTTTCTGAATGTTGTCTGCAAGCCTCTAGGTATATTGGTCGAAGATGCTTAAAATAGCTAGCATCAAGAGTGTTAAATATTAAATCTCTATGCTCTCTATTATTTATCAACGATCCAATCAGCACCTCTTCTAAGTGCATCATGTCGTTTCGATTCATAATACTTCTCTTACCTTTACTTTACCATACGGTGTCAAAGAATAAGTGGACGGATACTTATCATTAGAAATGATTACTCCTGAAGATATTAAGCTACAAATTGTAGAAAAAGTCGTCCAATATTTGTCGTGATTCCCTATTTCCATCTTAGGTTCAATGTCAAGGTAAGTAGCTTTTTCATTTTCTTTCAATAACTTTAGTATTGTAAGTTCGTTCTTAGTCATTTTTTTTCGCATTTGGTTTATTTCTTAAATCGTTCTTTGTTACTGCCCCATCTCGACCAAAAGAATGTATGACCCATCCTTTACGATCATACCAAGTCATGGCGAGAACACGAATATAGTCAGTAGCAAATTTCTGTGCAAAGAGTTTGTAAGATTTTTGTGTAGGTGGTTTATTAGTTTTTACTTGTATAAAAAACATTTGATTTTTATGCAGTGCTATAAGATCAAATCCTTCAAACCTTTCTTCAAGTGCATGATTACAATGTATTTTCCAGCACTTTGTACATAGCCCAGAGAAAAGATCTTTACTATCACGATATTTGCCTTTCAACTCTACCTCATCAACAATCATATCTAAAGTTCTTAGATATAAAATGGCTTTATTGATAGTTCTTCTACCTTTTGCTTTGGCGCTCATACGCATGAGATACCCCCACCACCATTGATATGATGATGAGGGTTATCATTATAGATGGAATCAAAACGGAAGATTATCTAGCATCGCATCCTTCTGATCAGAAGTGCGAGTATTTGTGGCTCTTTTTACCGCCTTGTTCTTGGGGTTTTGCCTCGTCTGCTGGGTAAACTCGTTGGTATCTGGGTCTTTTACATCATCAAGCAGGAACAGCCCTGCAAGTGCGTATTTTCTAGCGTAACTAGATGCAGTCCCAGTAATTTGTGAGTCATCCATTCCCTTTTTTGAATAGGGTTCTCTAGCCATAGCTGACACTTGTACTGACTGATCGCCTTTGCACAAGGTTGCTGTTGCTTTGACGTACACCCTATCAGAAACGCACACAATGTCGTCTTGTAGAGTTAGGTTCACGTCATTCTTTTTGAGTATAGGCTTCAAGGACTCATAAATGTCCTCAAGATTTCTATAGGTGTATTTGCCAAAACTATTGAACCTTTTCTTTGGTACGTTCAGTTCGCTTTGTATTTGGGTCAATGTTTGTTGTATTGTCTTGCTCATAGTATTGCTATAAGTATGTTATTATGTTTGAATTTTCTAGCCCTATGTTTTGTGGGCTTGGGTCTTTTTTCCATACGCCTATTCGTTGCTTGATTAACTCTAACTCTTTTAAGGCGTTCACTTCTGTTTCCTCACTAATAGAAAACACTGCTGTATTATATGGAAACTCTTTTTCTACTGCAACATAATAGAAGTCAGCCATTGACATTCCTAATACATCACAATAAAATGCGGCTTGTAGATCATATCTAAACCTCCAGAAATCTGATTTGAAACCCTTCTCAGAAGCATCTCTACATGATTTCCAGTCTAGCACAGCTACAAGTTCGCTGTCATTGATCAATATCCTGTCAGGTCTTACCCTGTACAATAAACCGTTTGAATCTTGATCCTGAGTTACGAATGAAAACTCATCCCATAACTCATCATGATCGTATTGCTCATATAAAGATTGCAAAGTAGGGCTGTCAAGCATGGAGTTATACATTAGTTGTATGCGTTCCATGTCACCCTCAGATATTACCACTTGACCTTCTTGTAAAGCACACTCAAAATCGTTTTTATAAGATTTGTACTCTTTAGTCATAGTTGGCGCAGTTATATTGGGTCTATCCTCAAGGATCTTCTCAATTATATGCGAATCTTTGAATACAACAAATCTTTTATGAAAGGATTCCTTGCTTTCAAAATATGTATGCATTGCATCACCAAACAGTAAAGCTGATGACGGTTCAACTGGTTCCAGTGCCTTAGCTATAGAATGTTTAGCGACACTTTTCACAAAGCTGCTGCTTATGTGATTACTCATAGCATGATATTTTTCGTTTGATAAATCTTTGTATATTTTCATAGTATTGTTATTTATTGTTGATACGGATATATTACAAAAAATATTATAATACACAAAGAGAAAATGAAAAAACCTAATTATTATGTCGTACTAAGTGCGGACATCAGGTATAGTAAAAAAATTAATGCTAACGAAAAGATACTATACGCTGAGATACAAACGCTATCTAACAAGCATGGTTATTGCTTCAGCACCAACTCCTATTTTGCACAGCTATACAACACAAGGACAGAAACCATATCTAGGTGGATCAAGTCATTAAAGAAGGCTGGATTTGTGAAAGTAGAATATCATCCCCTTGATGAGAATGGAAATCAAAAGAGAAAGATATACCCCTTGACTGAAAACGCAAGAACCCTTGATCGAAAACGCAAGAACCCTAGCGATTTGCGTCAAGACCCCCTTGATCGAAATGTCAAACATAATAATATAAATAATAATAATACTGTTTCTTTTTCAAAGAGGGGTAAGGAAATCATTTTAGGTGAGATCATCTAAAGAGATTTCTACCCATATAAAAAATATAGTTGATCAAGATTTCTACCCATGTAAAAAAAAGGGGGATTTCTACCCATGCTAGTTATATAACCCCTTTGAAATTGACTTCTGGACTGGGATTGACTTCTGGACTTGCATCTGGGTTCTCAAATATTCTTGATAAAATATTTTTGATTTTACCTGAATCGTGTTACTTTATGTTGTCAACAATAATTAACAATACTAAGAAATGAGTTACACAGAAAAAGACAAGAAGAAAGCCTATGTGGCTATGCTACATGATGGCGTTGATTGCCACTTTAGAGATGGCGATATATATGTGGATTGCTACACCTCACATGAAATAGCTAATACTTCAACTACTTCAGTAATGGTTGGAGACTTGACCATTTCACATTACTTGAACAATAGTTACGAATTAGCTAAAAGCTATCAGGAATCAGAGAACCGTTTGATAAAGGCTATTGACGAGTTCACTGCTAAGATTGATGAACAAGGTCTGGTTGTAAATGAACGAGACGATAACCACCTGAAGCAATTACTCAGTCTGTACAGAAACGAGTATGTTGATAGAAACAAACAGATAGTGGAGGTTTACAATGACTAATCTCAAGAAAGCTATGCTATACATGGACAAAATAGGCATGGACTATGATGTAGTTGGTGGCAAGATGTTCATAGAAGCGTGGAATAGGTTAAATACTGAAGCCTATACATTTCAAGTTGCTCAGGAGGAGATTGATACAATGGCTGAGTATTACGATGAACGAAACAAATCAAAGGAGGTAACACAATGAATAAGAAGATAGTCGAAAACCCACTTAAAATATTGGACTTTGGATTAACTCCTGAGGACTTAGACTACAAGGTATTGAGAGATACCGTAAATATGCTCGTTGAGTTCGAGTGGAACTTTGATGAATCAGGGCTGAAGGACAGAATGATTGAAGTATTCGGAGGTAGCTTTGGTCAACATTTCTATGAGAAGTTTGATGGAAGTATTTTCAAACTGTACAGTTCGATGAACAATGACAACAGAGAACTACTGCTGAAGGTGGTGGCTATGGATGTTGACTCCAGGAGGAATCAGGATACTACTTTTGAGTATCATGGCATTCAGACTCTACCTATGGACTTGAGTACTCCTGAGGGCAAGGGCAGTTTGTTTGCAAGTAGGGATACCCTTGATGAAGCAGTAAATGAAGGATTTGAAGCAAGTCCAATATCTACTGGAGTCTTGCTTCAGACTATGATGGAACATTGCTCAATTTCTTATCGTAGAGGCTCAGGCAAGGAGGTATCATGAGTGCTGAAATAAGAAGATGCAAAGTAACTCAAGAACCTATGGAAGAAGGCTATGTTGTGAACTTTGATGAATATATCAAAGATGAATCAAATCTAGTCAAGGCTATCATATCATACTTAGACAGTATTAAAGATTGGTCTAATGTAGATAAGGATACTTTAATTAAAGTCTCTTATGCAATGGAGTTCCATTATTGGACTCAGTGGGATAGCATATATCTTGAGGAGGGCAACAATGACTACTAAACAGAACATATTGAAATGTATCAAGTATGCTGAAGCCTCAGCAATTATAGCAAGGCAATGTGTCAATGATAATGACTGGGCAGGAGCCGTACACATGATAGAGAACTGGATGATGAAAGATGCAAAAGAGGCAGTTCAGTATCTCAAAAATGGAATCAACTTAAAAGAGGAGGAATCAAATGAACATCATAGTAGAAGTCCTGAACAAGACAGACCTGAATCAGGGGCAGTTAGCAGAGAAGCTAAACATGAGTGAACAGACACTCAGTAACAAAAAGAAACAAACATCAGATAAACTAAAACTAACAGAGGAACAATATGAAATACTAAGAAAGATAATGATACCCAAGTAGGGTAGGGGAGGGGGGAGGCTCAAAAGAGCTTCCCCTTTTAATTTCTACCCATGCCAAAAAAAATAAGATTTCTACCCATGAGGGATTTCCACCCATGCCAAAAAAAATAATTTTTACTAATGTACCCCAAATAGGCAAAATCAAGCCCACACATAAATCGCACATATCACATATATTGTACATATACTGAAAATTGTACATATATTACACATATTGAAAATATTTTATATTTATAATTTGGAATATTAAATACTTTGCTTATCTTCCTTTGTGCTTGCGGTAGCGAGCGTTCAATACTAATAAAAAATACTAAGGTAAATACAATGGCAAATCCTAACACAAACACAAAAAATGCGTACTGAGATAGATAGAATAGAGAAAATACTAATACAAGACTAAGAGGTAACAAAATGATAAAAGTAACATATATTAACAGACAAGGCGAGCCTTCACACGATAAGTATTTCCAGGGGCATTACGATGCTCTTGCGTACTTGTTAAAAGAGGCTCTTAATAACGGCTATTACTACAAAAAAGACTGCCTGCAGGGTCTATTAGGAACGTTTAAAAGACCGTTTAAAAGTGCTTATTCAACTATTATATGTAATGTATATAATAGGGAGATGTTAAAAGCGTCGCAGTGTATAGCGTTCCCCTTTGAAGTCGTTTACATTCCAAAGCCGATTGAGGCGGCAGACATGCAAGCAAGCGAACTTTTTAAGCTAGTGCAGGAGGTGTCCGAATGAGTCAATCATATCCAATATGGAATCAAGTAACGGCATGTATATATAAAAGCAGTAAAAGCTATGGAGTTCGGCAGGTTGGAGAGGTCGATGTTAAAATTGGAACTAGTGGCTCCAATAGCTTCCATTTTCTAAGTCACAAAGTAACCCATAGAAAGCACGAAGACGGCTCACATACGTACCGCTTCTATTTAGACGGTATCTGTGTAAAAGAAGCAACTTTAAATTCTAATAATGAAATGCAAATAAGCGAGGTAGCAAAATGAGTACTAATAATCTAAGTGGCAGACATTACAACTTATTAAACGTTGTTTATATACGTTGGAAAATAGAAGACGGCAGAAGCGCTGAAAGCCTTGCCGATGCGCTTGCCATTTCTGCCCCCAAATTATCTAATATAATACAAGGCAGGTTGACAGACTTAGAAGTTGCTCAAAAGCTAGGAGTAGAAAGTTGGATAAGGTGCGTATTTCTATACGGTCAAATTAAGAACGGCTTCAAACACTTGGACGGCTTCCCCAAAGATTTGCCAGAGCCTGAGAGGGTGGAGTTTCTAAGGGATGCCATGACTTTACTTCTCTCAGAAAGTGCAAACCTTAGACAGTCGGAAGATATTTAAGACGGTAGGGTAGGAGAGAGGGGGGCAAAATGCCCCCTTTTTTTTGCCCTTAGTCTATACGGCAGGGTAGGAGGGAGGCTAGAAGGGGTTTATTTAGGTAATAAGCGCCGTATATATGCCGTTTTGGGCTATTTAAGGGGGTTTTTTAGGAGAGATTCCCCAAAAGGGCGATTTTTACAGGGGTAGCCATGTTAATTTTTGCCGACACGGGGGACGATTACCCAGCCATTCGCAAAAAATAAAATTTCTACATAACTTGTCAAAAGTTGCATTTTAAAAGATTTCTAGGTAGGGTTTGTTAAGTAATAAAAAGAAATGTCAAATGGGGTGGCATAAAAAAAATAAAATACTGACCAAAGAGGAATTACAAAAAGAGATAAAGATGATCATAATAAGTCTTTATAAGATACCCTCTATGTCTGATAAACTGCCTAATTATATTTATAATCGTATAGAATCAGTAATTGAATATGTTGAAGAGAAGGGTTGGCAATAAAGAATTTTCACCTAAAGAAAAGGTAGAAATACTTAAAGATATAAGTGTCATGGGAAGTGTGTCAAAAGTGGCGCAAAAATGGGGTGTGTCTAGACAATCAATTTACAACTGGAAAAACGAAAGATCTAAACTTGATGAAGAGGTTATTCTAAGGGAGAATGTTCCTGAAATTAGTGATCATGCCATAATTGACATAGAGAAGTACAAGCAAATTTTATCTGATTTAGGGTCGCTTGAACAACGTAAGGAAAAGATGTCGGCAAAGGTTGAGTTCATGCTGATGAAGATAACTACGTTGCTTGAGAATCATCCAGACCTAGATGCGATTCATCCAAAGGATTTAAGTAAGATAATGAAGGATTTACATGATGTTCGCAAGGAACTAAGCAATGAGCCAACCATTATCATTGAGTATAAAAACAAGATGAGGGAGCAGACCTTGCAGGTTCTTCAGGACTATCTGAATATAGATCAGCTTAGGGAGTTTGCTCAAAAAATGGAAGCAATCGAGGCAGATTATGAAATCTTATAAGGATGGTCAGCAAGAAAGACTCAGGAAAGGTAAAGAGTCTGAGGAGTTATTTTGTAAGTTGTCTGGTGCTAAAGCTGGAACTCAGCATGACGATTACAATCATATTGATGCTTATCTAAACGAAATAACAGTTGATGTTAAGGGATTAAAAAAGTCTCACATAGATGGGTACGTTGTTGTTGAGATAACCAATGTGCAGGGCAAGCTGGGTTGGTGTAGTAGGAAGGGTGCAGATAAAGTAGCTTTTCAGTTTCATGGGTCATTTGTGCTGGTAGACAACAGAAAGCTACACGCTTTAGTGATTCAAAGAATGATAAAAAACAAAAGGGCAAATATGCCAGTTAGGAGGGTTGATAACGCTGCTAGAAAGTATGGTTACGAGCAGATATTGTATAAACCTATTGGTAGACAGGGTAGAAAGGATGTTTTTTTGTATATTACGAAGGATGATTTGATGTCTATTAAAGAGACTATTTACGAATATGAGGTTTAGGTTCCCTATCTTCAAAACGAACTTTTTTACTCAATTTGTAAGATTCAAGAATAAAGCGAGAATATTTAAGCGTGTTGATACTGCTGCTCATAGCAAGAAACAACGCAAGAGGAAGCATGAGCCAAAAAGCTAATTGGTCTGATTTACTTGTCAATATTGTGGGGCATGAACCACCCCCAGATTCTATTGATTTACGAAACTCTTTTATTGAAAATTGTTTGGCAGATCAAGATGGCAGAAAACTTACGCAGGCAGATATACACCTAGCTATGCAACAAGGTATTTATGACTGGGAGCAGGATTCGCTGTCTAAGAACGCTCGTCTAAATGGCTTGATTCGTGCGCCCTATAATACTGGTAAGTCGCAACAAGTAGCCATTGGTCTATCAGCGTATATGACCACGAGAAAGCATGAGCTTGAGACCTTGATTGTGTCTGCTGATGGTGGCATATCTGCAAAGAGAATATTGTCTTTGAGGGCATTGTTTATGAGTGATATGTATAGATACTGGTGCAAAGAGAATAATTTTAACGCTGTTGAGTTTGACAGAAATGACACTGGCTCAACCCAAAGAATAATAGTGAAGAGTCGCAACAGAACAGGCAATCCTACTTATGAGGCGTATGCTGTATTGACCCAAACCACAGGTCAACGAGCAGGGGTGTTGATTCTTGATGATGTGTGCAATGATGAAGATCGTATATCTACTGCTCGTAGAGACACAGTGTGGAACAAGGTTTCTAACACATGGATCAAGCGTGTTCATGATAAAGGTATTGTTT